AATGACTATACTCTAGAAAGGAGGTAGTCATTGGACGCTCTCACAGCACTTGCTGCGCTTGGCCGTAAGAAGGGCAAGAAGCAGAAGAACAAGGGCCGGAAGGTCGGACGAAACTACCGGTGGGATGGTGTGACTCACAGCACGACGAAGTATCGTGCCCGTCACGGCATCGGGCCGGGACCACGCCGTAAGAAGGCGTAACTAGATTGCACCTTGCGGTGGTGGCGTATGGGGTTCCGTCTTGGCGGTTCCCAAACCGCATCATGGATACTTGGCAGAATGGTAAATGCGCATCGCTGGAAACGATGAGTCTGCAAGGGCACACAGGTTCGAGTCCTGTAGTATCCGCCAATGGATGCTCGTAAAGGAGCACTAAACCGCCTCGAAAGCGGTGATTGCCGAAAGGCAGTAGGGGTTCGAGTCCCTTAGCATCCGCCAATGGAAACGACCCGAATGGTCGAGGAACCTGTTTGCTAAACAGGCGCGCTTCACGGCGTTTAGGGTTCGAGTCCCTACGTTTCCGCCAATGGAAGTTCGCATAGGCGTGCTTATCGCTCTTGAAAAGCGTGATGACCGCAAGGTCGTGTGGGTTCGAGTCCTACAACTTCCGCCACCAAATGTCTGCCACCGTGCAGGTCAACCGGACGCCCGAAGCATGCTTAAACGAGGGGGTTGCAGGTATCGGTCGAGTTGTGCTATGATACAGCACTGCAATGGGGATATGGTGCTAAAGGGAACACTTCGCACTTGCAATGCGACGTTCAGGGTTCGAGTCCCTGTGTCTCCACCAATAGGTTCGTAGCGAAGTCAGTGGGTGCTGGCGGTCGTCTCCAAAACGACTAGCAAGGGGTTCGAGTCCTCACGTTCCTGCCATGCCTACTACGACGGGACGGTTCCCAAGCGTGTCTGTAAAACACGACCCTCCGGGGCGAGTGAGTTCGACTCTCACAGGCGGCACCAATGCCTTCCTAGCACAATGGTAGTGCAACGCTTTCGTAAAGCGTAGGTTCACGGTTCGAGTCCGTGGGTTGGCTCCATGCCTTCGTAGCACAACGGCGGTGCGCGTCCTTGGTAAGGACGAGGTTCTGAGTTCGAGTCTCAGCGTTGGCTCCAATCGCCCTGTCGTCTAAAGGCAGGACAGTAGGCTCTCAACCTACAAACCGGGGGTCAGTACCCCGTAGGGCGACCAAATGCATTCTTGGTGTAATGGCAACACAACAGTCTTCCAAACTGTTGTTACGAGTTCGAGTCTCGTAGGATGCTCCATGGTGGTATTCATCTACAGGTGAAGATACTGGGCTGTGAACCCGGCAAGGTGAGTTCGAGTCTCACATATCACCCCAATGCAGGCTTAGCGCAGCGGTAGCGCACTTCCTTGACATGGAAGGGGTCACTGGTTCGAGTCCAGTAGCGTGCACCATGCCCGTGTAGTTCAGCGGCAAGAACGTCTGTTTTACATGCAGAGCGTCGTAGGTTCGAGTCCTACCTCGGGTACCATGGCTCCGTACTCCAATCGGCAGAGAGAACCGGCTCAAACCCGGTACAGTACAGGTTCGAGTCCTGTGGGGGCTACCAAATCAAGAGTTGACAGCCACGGTCATCCGTGGTACACTCTCGCTAGAGATTGATGGACCGTCGCGCATATCCGGGTGACTTGTTCCCCGGTGAGTGAGGAAAGTCCCCGCTCTCCGCTGCATCGTTGAGGCTAACGGCCTTCCGTCGTGAGACGCGCATTAGAGCAACAGAGACGAGCCGGTTTAGACCGGGTGAAACGGGCAATCTGAACGTGGAGAAAGTCGGACACCTATTGGGGGCAGCGCCACGGTGTCGAGTGTACGAAAAGAGTCGTCTGGTAACAGCCGACCAAGTTGGATGACGGTCACCTGTTGTGGGAGCCTCCGGGCGACTGGACCACAGGGACACAGGACGGGGCTTACAGTCAGTCTCTACATATTCATTGCGCTTTAGCCAAGTGGTAAGGCACCACGCTCTGAACGTGGGCATCCTAGGTTCGAGTCCTAGAGGCGCAGCCAATCGGGTCTTCTTCTAATGGCCTAGGAAACTTGCCTTTCAAGCAGGACAATGAGGGTTCGACTCCCTTAGACCCGACCATATCTCTCCGTGGCACAATGGAAGTGAACGGTGCTACGAACGCCGCGCATGTAGGTTCGAGTCCTATCGGAGAGGCCATACTGGTGTACCCCAATCGGCAGAGGGGGTAGGTCGAGAGCCTATTCAGTGTCAGTTCGAGTCTGACCATCAGTACCATACGACAGTACCCCAAATGGCAGAGGGAGCACGTTCAGACCGTGTGTAGTGTGAGTTCGAGTCTCACGTGTCGTACCAATCAGGGTGTAGCGCAGTTGGTAGCGCACTTGTTTCGGATACAAGTGGTCGAAGGTTCGAGTCCTTCTACCCTGACCATTCCAGACTGGTGTTAGTGGTAACATACGCGGCTGTTAACCGTGGAGTGCAAGGTTCGAGTCCTTGTTCTGGAGCCAATCGGCGCGTGTAGGTCAATGGCGACCAACTGGCCCTTAACCAGTCGATTATGCGGGTTCGAGTCCCGTCGCGCTGTCCATACCGTAGTAGCACAGTTTCGGTTAGTGCGTCTGCTTGCCAAGTAGAAGGTCCGGGGTTCGAGTCCCCGTTACGGTACCATAGCCCCCAGTAGTGTATCGGTAGCACGGCGGCGCGTAGCCGCAAGAGTCGTTCGAGACGACAAGGGCGTTTATCCTTGTTGAGCACGGTAGGTTTGCGTGCAGGGTGCTGATAACGCCAAGGCCGCTGGTTCGAGTCCAGCAACAAGGACCATGGAGCCAAGGTCTAAGAGGTATTGATACTAGCCTGTCACGCTAGAGATAGTGGGTTCGAGTCCCATTGGCTTCGCCAAGCACTTATCGTTTAATGGTAGGACAGCGGCGTTGTATCCCGCTGGTTTCGGTTCGAGTCCGAATGGGTGCTCCATATGAGTCCGTTCGCCGGGGTCTGGACGTAAAACCTAACGGCATAATGATACGGCTACGTCGTGCGTGGAACTCGAAACCTGCCGATATGCCCAAGGGGGTCGCCCTAGCGGCGACTGGGTTGTCTGGAAACGGAGCAACGCGGGAACTCTCCTAATCCGCAACTAAATGAGCGTCGATGCGGACCCTAGGCAGTTGACTACTGTGTTGGGCTCCCGGCCCCGGACTAGTCACCCGGAGTGTGTAAGAACCGGCCCAGCCGGTAGCACTGCAGCGCAAACATGCTGCTGTAACTCAGTCGGTAGAGTGCAGGCTTGAAACACCTGTGGTCGTGGGTTCGAGGCCCGCTGGCAGCACCAATGGTTCCTTAGCCAAGAGGCAAGGCGTGTGGTTGCAACCCACATCATCGTCAGTTCGAGTCTGACAGGAACCTCCATACGACTGTAGTTCAACGGATGAACGGGCGGCTTCTACCCGCTTGGTATGCAGGTTCGAGTCCTGTCAGTCGTGCCAATCTCTCAGAAGCACAATGGACGTGCGCGGCGGTCCTAACGCCAAGGGTGCGGGTTCGAGTCCCGCGTGAGAGGCCAACGCAGTGTAGCCAAGCGGTAAGGCAAGTGTCTCATAAGCACTGTACCGGTGGTTCGAGTCCACCCACGGCGACCAATGGGTCAGTGAAGGTCAACGGCGACCAGCGGGCTTTTACCCCGCCTATGATGCGAGTTCGAGTCTCGTCTGACTCTCCAAGGGCCGGTAACTCAACGGCAGAGTAAGGGACTCTTAACCCCTAGGTTGAAGGTTCAAGTCCTTCTCGGCTCACCAACATTGGCCTGTCGTTTAATGGCAGGACAGCGGGCTTTGACCCCGCTGGTCTAGGTTCGAGTCCTAGCGGGCCAGCCACTATATAATGGCTGGGCTTAGCGGCCCAGTCAGGAACGTGCCGGAATAGTCTCTGCCGCAGAGTGGGGACATATCGGGACTACGGCAAGAGTTGCCGCGATAGGATATCGACCTGAACCGGGGGACAACGAACCGGCAGATACGGGGCCTTGAAGCGGAAGGTGTGCCAGCACCGAACTTGTGTCGGGAGACTAACGTAGGGTTGCGTGGTTACTAGTTCACTGCTATTGACCAACTTTGCACGCGCATGTGAGTAGGCAATCTCACCGTTCACCACTTATCCCAGTGGCCAAAAGGGAGACTAATCTGGAAGCCTCTGTCGCCTGAGCGGGTGGCGGGGGCTTCCGCATTCCCAAGAGGAAAACATGATTGACACCGAACCCCGCCATGCTAACAGTAGAACCGGCCTGCGCTCCACGGAGGGCAGCAAGAGGACCGGTGCTGTGGCTCGTACGCGCAACCTGAGCGGGGAGAAGCGCGGAAGGGGTCGCCCACCCGGCTCGAAGAACAAGAGCAAGTCGTTGGTGCCGACAGAGTTGGCAGACCAGTTGCTCATTCAGTTCGAGGGTGTCATCCCGCCTGAGCACTACGAGTACCTAAAGAAGGTTGTCAAGGGCGGCGAGGTCGTATCGACTGAGCGCGAACTGGACATTCTCATCCTGCTCTTGGGCCGCAACCTGCACCCTGCGCTCATCGCTGAAATGCAGGGCGAGAACGAAATCGACATTGACCCTGATACGGGCGAGGTTCTTGGAACGGTCAAGAAGGTCGTCTTCCGCAGGGACGTAACTGACCGCCTAAAGGTGCTAAACTCTCTCCTTACCCTTCGCCATCAGGTCGAAAAGGGCAAGGACACTGAGAAGGACGGCGAACAGCCGCTTGTGAAGATTGTTGCAGACCGAAACCTCCTTGCAAATGGACGACTTGGTATCCTTGTTGGCACAGTACCCGGCAGTGTGGCTGGAAACGCTGACGGAACTGGATGGAGCGCCATTCCGGCTCGAACCGTATCAGGTTCGCTTCCTGAATGACCATTCCTACTTCCGCATCGTCAACAAGAGCCGCCAGATTGGCTTCTCGACAATCCTCGCGGGCGAGGTCGTCCACAAGGCTGCTGTAGGTCAGGCATATCGCGCTAACATCATTTCAATCAACCAGAAGGAGGCTTCTGACAAGATTGAGATTGCGCGTAACATCTACCACAGCATTCCTGACGAGTTCAAGACCCACGACCCGGCGTTGAAGCCGGTCCTGTGGACAGATGCGGACACGGAAATCAGTTTCCACCGCCCGCCGCACACAAGCACCATCATCAGCCAGCCAGCATCGTCTGCTGTCCGTGGTGGACGCAAGGACGTGTACTTCGATGAGTTTGCCCACATCAGGGACGCTCAGAAGTTGTACAGGGCCGCAATGCCCGCAATCACCCGTGGAAACAGCCGCCTGACCATCATCAGCACCCCGCTCGGCCAGTCTGGTCTGTTCTACGACATTATGACGAACACGCAGGCTTATCCTGAGTACAGCCGCCACGCCGTACCGTGGTGGGAGTGCTCGGCAATGGTGAAGCCGGAACTGTACGAGGAAGCGTTGGCACTCGCCGCAGCCGTCGAAGGCAGCGAGGAACGTGTCCTAAAGTACGGTACCGACAAACTGCGCATCATCTACAACAACTTCGGTGGCGACCTCATCGGGTTCCAGACTGAGTACGAGGCTTCGTTCGCTGACGAGGCTACAGCGTACTACACGTGGGACCTCATTGTCAACTGCACCGATAACGAGGCCGCAATCTGGCGCGAGTGGCACCCGTCTTACGACGCAGCCGGATACCTCAGCATCGGCGTTGACCTTGCAAAGGAACGCGACCAGACCGTGTTCACGGTCGTTGAGCACCTTGACGATGGCGTCAAGAAGGTTCTGTTCACGAGGGCCACGCAGGACCCGTACAACGAGCAGTTTCAATACATGCAGCGCCTCATTGAGGCGGTCAAACCTAACCGGGTTTCCATCGACCAGACTGGTGTCGGTGCAACGTTTGTGGAGGACGCCAAGCGCCTCATCACCAATAGCAATATTGAGGGTGTGGTCTTCACCAACGCCAAGAAGGAAAAGTGGGCGACCCAGTTCAAGGGCGACATGCAGACAGGGCGCGTCAGTTTCCCGAACCTAGGGGACCTGCGGCGTCAAATCCACGGCATCCGTCGAACCAAGACGGAGGCTAACTTCTACAAGTTTGCCGGTGAAGGCAACGCATCAGACGACTATTTCTGGTCACTGATGCTCGCCATGTACGGCGAAGGGCGTGTAGCCCCTCGCATGTCCATCATCGGCTAACCGAGAGGGCCAAGAGCCAATGAGTAGACCAGTGCCGGTCAGGTGCACCTGCGGTACCCTCTTTGGGTACGCGGAGGCTTCTGGTGAGCGCATCGCCATCAAGCACCGTGACCTCTACAGGATTATCCGTGGCTCTGTCGAAGGCCCCTGCCGAAAGTGTGGCACTACCGTAAGGTGGTCCGCAAAGGAAGGACCGGAGACAGCGTAGCCATGAACACCCGTGAACTCGACCGTCTTGTTTCCAAGACAGAACTCAGCCCGTTGGTGAAGGTAGCACTTCGCCGTGTTCGTCGCGCCATCGAGCGTGGCGACGTTTCGGGCTTTACCGTGAGCAAGAACTCATGGAGTGTCCGTGTCGCAGACCCGAACGGCCTGAGTTGCACGTGGACATTCTACCTGCGTAAGGACGACAATGGCAGCGACTAGAAGGACTAAGACAGCAACCGACGCTGCTGCACAGAAGGCGCAGGTTGGCCAGACGGCTCCCGGCGCGGTGAGGGCTAACTTCACCGTTCTTGGCGCGACCAAGAATGGCGAAGCGTACTTCATTGACCGCAGCAGGAAGGCTCGCTATGCGACCTTCTACGAAATGTACAGGCAGCACCCGACTGTGCGTGCCGGTATCGAGAAGATTGCTAAGGTAGCCGTCGCTAACGGATACCGCTTTGTCCCGTCTGAGCCAGACGAGCCAGTCGAGGACATGAAGGTCAAGGCGCTCCGCAAGTTCTTCCGTGTGTCAAACGGCAGCCAGTTGCTCCGCGTGACCTACAAGGACTTGCTGATTTACGGTGAAGCCTTCTGGCTCATCATCCGTGACAAGAGTGCAGCGGGAACGCCAATCAGCGCCCGCAGGCTCCACCCATACTACATGGACGAGAAGACCGTAGATGGCCAGTTGTCGAAGTGGCGCTACGGACCTATCGCTGAGAGCGAAGACGCAATCGAGTACACCGCCGAGGAAATCGTACAGTTCAAGTTCGATGACCCCGACAACGATATTCGTGGTCTTAGCCTCCTATCCTCGCTCGAACTGACAGTTGCGTCCGACCTGTTCGCAATGAAGTTCAACGAGAGGTTCTTCGAGAACTCGGCTCACACGGGCATCATCTTCTCGATGAAGAACAGCAACAAGGAAGAAGTCGAGCGCAACCGTGAGTGGCTGACGCAGAACTACGTCGGTCCCGACAATGCACACAAGCCTGTCCTGCTCGAAGGCGACATTGACATCAACAAGTCAGTCTCCACTCGTCAGGAAATGCAGTTCATTGAGGGCCGCAAGTTCAACCGTCAGGAAATCCTCTCGGTCCTTGACATTGACCCTTCCAAGTTGGGTATCACCGAGGACTCTAACCGTTCGACCTCGAAGGAAGCCGACAACACATTCAGGCAGGAGAACATCGCTCCGCTGCAGTTGGTTGTCGAGGAAGAAATCAACAACGACCTTATCCTCTTGCTCTACAAGTGGGACGACATTCTGTTCAGGCAGAACGACTCTAGCCGTCGTGACATGCTCGACATGATGAAGTTGTACGGTGAGGCCGAGAGGCTTGGCGTTATGTCTATCAACCAGATTAAGGGCGAACTCGGCCTGCCGAAGATTGACGGCGGCGACGTTCACTTTGTCCAGACAGCGGCGGGCGCAATCCCGGTCGAGTGGCTGGATGACGTGGCGGCTCGCCTCATCAGCCCATCTGGACAGCCAATCAGCGGGCAGGGTACTGAGAACCAGCCTCCCGCAGCAGGACCGACGCCACCCGAACCCGCTGGTGACGATGGCGGCAAGGCTCCCGCAACCGGAGAAGGCTCCGGGGGCGAGGACCAGACGGACGGATAATCTATGACTCTTGCGGCAACGTTCAAGTACACGTTCCCCATCATCAAGAGCGAACAGCGCGCTGACGGTAAGTACGTCATCGGCTATGCGAGCGGCCCGGAGGTTGACTCCGAGGGTGAGCGCATGGCTCCCGAACTTATCGAGCGGTTCGCTGCTCAAATCAACGAGAGGCCAGACGAAGGTCTAGTCTACCGTGACGCACACGCCCCGGATGGGGTCCTGCGCGACCTTGGCGTCATTACGAAGGCTTGGGTCAACGAGCACTTCCACCTTGGCATCGAAGTCAGGCTGGACGACGACAACCCTGCATCCTCCTACCTGTGGAAGCAGTTGGACAAGGGAAAGCAGTACGGCATGTCGGTTAGCGGTAGGGTACTTGACTACGCTTACGACGTTGTTGAAGGCTACACCAAGCCCATCCGTACGTACAAGGACGTGGTTCTGGACGAAATCTCGAACACCACACGCCCTGCATGGTACCCGTCCTTCGGGTCGGTACTTTCCAAGAGCATTAAGGATGCGTCACTCGAAGACGCTTCTGACGGAGTAAACGCAATGAAGGTTGGACCGAACGGCGAACTCCTTGACGAGAACGTCGAGGACGCTACGGACAAGGCTGCCGACGAGCAGGTAGTTGACGACGCAACTACAGACAAGTCAGCGGAGGACACCGACGCTTCGAGCGCCGTTGCCGACGAGACTGATAAGTCTGAGACTGAGGAAGTCACCGAGGACGAGACTGACAAGTCCGCTGAGGAAGACTCCGATGACGTTGACAAGGCTGGGCGCAACATTTCCGCCGCTAACGGCAAGAAGTTGCTTTCGCTCTATAACGAAATGACAAGCACCTTGACAGACCTTGGTCTTCTTGGTGAAGTCGGTTCCGAGAAGTCGGACTCCGAGGCTGAGGAAGATACCCTCGACAAGTCAACAGAGGAAACGGCAGACGACGGTCTTGCTGCTCTGCAGGCTCAGGTTGAGGCCCTTGCTAAGGCCAACGCGGAGCAAGCCGCTCGTATCGAGGAACTTGAAAAGGCTCCGCGTACGCAAATCCCCGGTGCAATCACCGACACGACGAGGAAGTCTCAGGAAAGCGAACTCGCTGACCTCCTGAGCAAGGCTACCCCGTCCGAGAGGTTGCGTCTCGCTCTGGCTCTGCAGACGCAGGGCAAGTAAGGAAGAAACATGGACCAGATGACTATTCGCAAGGCTCTTGACCTTGCGAGCACCGGCTCTTACCTCATCCCCGAGGTAGTTGACGGCGCTATCCGCGACTACGCTGCCGAGCAGCCGGTCCTGTATAACGTCGTGAACAAGGTCCCGTGGGCAACCAACACCTACTTCATTCGTCGTAGGGATGCCCTCCCGACCGCAGCGTGGGCAACGGACGGCGGCTCTCTGCCTGCCGCTTCGCAGTCCACGTACAGCAAGCAGCAGAAGGCTGTTGCCTACCTGTACACCCGTGGCGAGGTCACCGGCCCGATGCAGCGTGCTGCAGGGTCGTTGTTCAACGCTATGGCGATGGAGGTTGAGGCACACTCTCAGGCTCTTGTTGAGAAGTTGAGCACCGACATTGCTACGGCAACGGGCAACGCGGACAACATTCAGGGTATCATTCACCAGATTGATACTTCTGACGTGCTCAACTGGGGTGCTTCCGGCACGGGCGTCGTTGACGCTGGTGGCGCGTACCTGACCCTCGCAAAGATTGACGAGGCTATCGACGCATCCCGTGGTGATGTCGATATCATCCTCACTTCGCGTGCGGTTCGCAGGAAGATTAACTCCCTCCTGCAGGCTCAGCAGCAGTTCAACGACCGTGTTGAGGTCGCTGCGGGCTTCCGTGTTCTCACGTACGACGGCTTGCCGATTGTTACGGACCTCCACTGGGAGACGAGCACGGACATTCTGTTCTTCAAGCGTGCAGACGCTAAGTTGCTTGTACATCAGGACTTCACGTTCGAGGAACTGGCCAAGACCAAGGACTCCGTGGACTTCATGATTAAGGGCTACTTCGGCTTCGCGCTCGAAGGGCGTCCGGTTCACTTGAAGAACTTTGTTCTCTAAGTCGTAACTAAACGGGAGGGGTTGCAGAAATGTGACCCCTCCTGCTAGACTAGGAGCCGATGATGGCCGAGAAGGTACTTCTAAAGCATATCTACCCGAATGAACTGCCTGACCAGAAGTTCTACTTCTACGAGGGCGAGGTTGATGTGCACTTTGGCGTAATCGAGTTGCCACGCGACCCGGCGTTCACCCACTGGGCGCAGCGTGCATGGATGAAGGGCTTTCGCCTCGACCCCGTTACTGGCCGTACAATCGGTCTGGACGAACTCGTAGCCTCCCTGAGCACCGAGAGTGCTGATAGCGCCGTACAGGAGAGCGCAGATGAAAGTTCTGATGGTGGGGGACAGCCCGCTGGGGAAGACGGGGTTCGGACGAGTCAACCGGCACGCACTAGGCGCGTTTCTAAGTAAGGGCTGGGACGTAGCCACCGTTACGGGGCTTAAGTTCGAGGCTGCCGAGACTGACCTCCCAATCACGCAGTTCGTACCGGAGAGCAACGACCCGATGGGCTATATGAGGCTCATCAAGGTGCTCGAAAACAAGGAGTACGAGCCTGACGTAATGTACATGACGGGCGACCCCGGAAGCGTGGTCGGAATGTCCGCTGTCATTCCTGAGTCCATGCCGTTCTTCGCGTATGTCCCAATCGAGGGTGAGCCAATCGTCAACATGCACTGGCGCACCATTCTCGAACACATCGAGTTCATGACCTGCTCCAAGTATGGGCAGGAGGTTGTGAAGCGCGATATCGGGAAGGATATCGACTTCGTTTACCACGGCGTTGACCATGAAGTGTTCACGCCGATGACCGACGAAGACCGCGCAGTGATGCGCGATAGGCTTGGCTGGGGTGACAAGTTTGTCGTCGTCTGTGTGTCGCAAAACGTTCGCAGAAAGCAACTTACACGCCTTATCGAGGCGGTCAGCATCCTAAAGCATCAGTACAACCAGAAGGACGTTCTGCTCTACCTGCACACCGTTCCTTTCCAGAACTATTGGCTCGAAGGGTGGAACTTGCCCGAAGTAGCCACTGCGTTCGCCATTCAGCAGAGCGTCATCTTCAACCCCCTCATGTCAGGCTTCGGGAAGGCCGTGCCTGAACTGGGGGATTTGGACGTTCCCGGCCTTCGTGAACTGGTGGCAGCAGCAGACTTGTTCGTGCTGCCCTCTCAGGTTGAGGGCTTTGGCCTTCCCATCGCGGAAGCCATGGCCTGTGGCACGCCGGTCGCCGTCACCAAGTATGGTGCCGGTTGGGAAGTTGCGCGTCTTGGTGGCGGCGTCGGCATCGAACCGTATGATTGGGAAGTCCATAAGTCGGGTACTCGCTACGCTAACCTGAACCCGCAGGATATCGCTAAGGTCATTCTCTCGCTAAAGCGCGACCCTCGCAAGATGGCCCGCATGCGTGCGCAGGGACTAGAGGCAGTCAAGCAGTTCGACTGGTCTGCCTACGAGGAAAACGTCGTTGGCAAGATTGAGAAGGTCTGCGCCCGGTCTAAGGCAGAGCCAGTCATCGAGGTCGAAGGCAATCAAGGGCGGCAGGAAGCCGGGTCGCCGTCCGGGGTACTTCGAGAAGGCACGATTGAAGATGGAGGACGACAGGCGGAACCTTCCGCTGAGGTCCATGGCTAAGGTCATCGCAGGAAGCCGCCGTGCATCAGCACGAGCAGGCACCCTGTTCAGGAAGAAGCGTCAAAAGCGTAGCCGTCTTCTGAGAGGCGCATAATGGCATACCTCATCACCGCAGAGTACATTCAGGAGCAGATGGCAACGCTCGGATTGAAGCAATCATTCGCGCCTTCCGCCTATGCCCTTGAAACCCTCATCACAGAAGCATCAGACTGGGTTGAGAACTACTGCGACCGCAAGTTTGCCTCTGCCTCCGCTTACACGGAGTCTTTTGGCAGCGGTGGCAATAGGCTCATCCTCGATGACTTCCCGGTTACCGTGGTCAACTCGATTGCGTGGGTCAATGACTTGGGAACAAGTGGCACCGTTGACCCCTCGCTGGTGCGTATCCGCGCAGGAGGCATCATCGAGTTCAAGAACCCAATCAACGGGCCTTGGTACAGAGATAAGTTCTATACCGTTGGCTACGTGACCGGATACGACCCCGTTCCCTCCAATGTGCAGCGTGCTACTGCGCTAAAGGTCGCTAACCTCGTTCAGCCTCAGTACCAAGGCCCGCAAGACCGTGAAATCTTCATGATTAGCAACATCGACCAGATGATTGTTGACTTGCTCGAACCGTACAGGCGTGAGAGGATTGGCTAATGGCCATCAAAATCACCATGACGGTGACTGGCCTGAATGAAGCAATCAAGATGATTGGCAAGGTCGAGGATATGGTCCGCGACCACACCGACGAGTTCGCCCTCGCTGGGCTCCACGGTGCAGCCAAGATTTTCGACCAGAACTTCGCCAATGAGGGAAGCCACGTCGGCGGATGGCCACAACTGGCTGAGTCCACCATCAGGGAGCGCGAGCGCCTTGGCGTTGGCGGGGCTCACCCAATCCTCGTCCGCTACCAAGACCTTCGGGACTACACAGCGACCTTCCTGATGGGCGCAGGAGCCTCTACAACATTCGCTGTGACCGACCCGGAGGGCGGAAGCCTCAGAGTTCAACTCTCGTCAGGAAACGGCGCTGTGAATGTTACAGCGTCCGGTACGAAGGCTCTGCACCAGACTGGCAGCAGCGATGGGCGCATCCCGGCGAGGCCATATTGGTTCGTTAACCAGCCCGTGCTCAGGGCAGCCAAGGCAGAGGCCGTCAAGGAACTCGCCAAGCAAATCGGTAGGATTACCTGATGGAAGCAGTCGTAGACAACATCGTCGCCTCGCTGACGACATTCAAGGATACCGATAGCGCAGATGGCGGGTGCGCTGACATTATGACGATTGAAGCCGTTTACTGGGGCGACCCCGGTGTCATTCCTGTGAACAGTTACCCGGCTTTCTTGGTCCAGCCGGTTCGTGACCTGCCCGACATTGAGACGACGGGGTACGAAGTAAGGGACCTTGAAGTTCTAGTAACCCTCGTCGTGGACTCTCGTGCATTTTGGGACGCAACTGTCCTCGAAGCAACGGCAGACCGGCAGATGGTT